AGGGTCTGAGTTGCACAGATTGCACCTGGTTTTCACACCGGGGACGTCACTGGACGTATTATCGCTCCACCTCTCCATGTACGGAGCTGGTGCCAGGGCCATAAGAAAAACAGTATGACGGCACTTTGAGTAGCAAAGATTCTTTTCTTCCCGTTGGTCACGTATAACCGAGGCTAGTCACCTCCCTCCACCCGTCTAGCGAGCGTCCTTGGATCATACCACAATTAAGCTGGTTTGCCACGGATATGCGTTTTACGGAAATCGACCAGAGTTATTGCCTTAAGCAATATTTCTTTGATTATTATAAACTCAAAGAGAATATATTTTTAGACAGTAGATCTGATCGGCACTCTTGTGACAAATCCGAACTCGGATGGATCACAGAATGTCTTTGTCACAGCCTTCTCGATTGCGCTGTAATTGCAATCAGCAAAGTAACCATGAATTGGTTCCCGAGGTACCGTACGGTACCCAGGCGAGAACGGCCCTACGCCAAGTACCTCGTAAAATTTACTAACCACCACGGATCGAACAGATCGTGGGCGTTTGCCTTTTGCAGGTACATCAGATTTCACGTTAACCTTAATTTCCTTTTTAATTAGAAATGATTTATAAAAGGAAAGGAGGTTAGCGTCCAATACCGTAGGCAGAAGCCATTCAGGTGAAAGTCTGTGACGGTCGAATGTAACACCGTCAAGCCAGATAAGCACCCGAGCAGCTGCCGAAAGAATTGGAACCTTAAGCTCTTCGATCTCTACAGCTAAGGGATCGAAGATAGATTCATCAGTAACTGTTACGTTAAACGAATTATGAATTAACTCGTAAGCGTAGAGAAAAGCCCCCAAAACTCTCATTATTCGTAATGATGATGAGGTGTTTGAAGGGTGTTCCTCCAGTTCCTTGATAGTATAGTCATTAGATTTTATTTTTTCAATAATTTCTAATGGTGCTAAAGGATCCGATTCAATTGACTTCTTGTATTTGACCATTGAGTCAGCTTCCGGAAATATGATATTGTTGGAGAAAATCTTCAAGAAACTCATAATCCTTACAGCTGGACTCATAAGAAAAAGTACAAGAAACTGCGTTGAAAGTATTAGGTAATGGAAGACGTATTCTTTAGTTCGATCATGTACTGATAGAATGTTAAGTGAGTCATCACCGAACAATTTTTCAGCACGTTGATCAAAACCACAGGATGCGAATTTCGGTACTAAAGTACTTACAAAGTAATTTGTAAAAATCGTAGGCAAGTTCATTCTAAAGCGAAAGGTTTTTGTAGATGTCTCTATCAGTAACACCCCTGCCCACTCAATAAGTGTAAGTATATTTTTATATACACCTATTGGGCGAGGAGAAGATGGTAGTGTACACTCATATGAAATAGGATGAGCTCCCATGCTCATTCTAACCCATAATTGTGCACTGCATTCGTACAGCATCAGAAATGATGCTAGTGCGAAAGCTGATAGAAACGGTTGAAGTCTAGACTTTTTATTAGAACATAATAGAGAGATAGGCTGAAACGACAAATACATTAATTCTCGCTTACCTGAATACTGTATAGGTAATGCACTAATAACAGCATTGAGTAAAACTCGTGGTGTTGGAAGTGCAAAACCTCGGTCTAGCATCTTGCGAACGCGAGATGTTATATCGAATGGGTTGAGGGAGAAATTCCACTCACCCCAATATATAGTATTCAAATGGACGCCACTACGTACGAATCGTTTAGCAAATTCAAACGATCCGTTAGTCGAAGAGAAGCCCTTTGCTGGGTTAATCTTTACTCCAATGAGGTTACAAAAATAGAAATACCAATCTGCAACTGCCCGTTCATACTCTGTTTCACAGAATAATACAATATCATCTCCAAGGAGTTGATAACGTAGATACCACCCATTTATAGTAAATAATGGATTGTCACTACGTATCTGTGTTTTAGAAAATGAACGAGACATTCGACGAAATAGCTTGACCATAGAATCCGATAAGGTCATTGTAATTCCTTTCGGAAGCTGTGGTTGTTCATCTCCTGGCTTATACCCCAGAAGTGCAAAATAAGCACATATCTGGACTAAGATATGGTGAGTAAGCGTGAATACAGCCCATGAGGAATAAGTTCCCATAGGGTGACCGCATCGATATCGCACTGTTTTCTCTTTGTGAGTTTTCACACGAGGAAGCAGGGTGAAATCAATTGACCTAATAATATTTGCCCATGTTATAGCCAAACGGCTTGCAGCATCAGCAGAAAAACCACACCATACAGCTAAAATTTCCAATACTGGAATTTGAACTGCAAGAGGTAATCTATCGGTCGCAGACGACAAGTCATACGATCGTAGATTTCTTCCGCCGATATCGGCTATCCTTTTAACACCTGCCTCCTGATCAAAAGTACAATCAGTAGGAATGTGTCGAAGAATAGAAAATATCAGCAGATGGATAGGTTTAAATATTATTTGGACAAAATAGGAAGGTATGGCGACAAGCCGACACTTCCCATTTGCAGTATATACACGCCCAATCTTACCGTTTCTAAAATTTGGAATATAAACATCAAACATGTCTGATACAGAGGTAATCACACTCTCCGTTATTGCCGACATACGTCGAACAATAATTGGAAGATTATGATTACCAACGATCTCGCAATATGATGCAAATAATCCAAATAAGACAGGGTCACGAACAAGAGCTATAGAGTCGAATACAGAAGACAGAAGGGCATGACCATTCGGTCCTACCTTATTCGTAAAGAAGTATTTCACAAGTCCCAGAATTGTTACATATTCTGACTTATCCTCATTGACGAAAGAGCCAGAGTAATTGTTTTTCTTTATCTCTGGCTTTTCAATACAAGAAGTGATAATAGGCACCCATGTTGCAAACAGGGTGGTGTCAGCACTACTGATAGACGGCTTCTCTGTTATAGAGGAGGTGGAATCAGGTCCAGCATATACGTACATTCTTCCTATATCTAGGGCGAAGAGACAAGCAGAAATTGCTTTCTCATCTCCTGCGACTATAAGAAGACGTAAATAAAGAGGTATTAGTTTTGGTAGCCCGCGCGGGTCTATCGAAACTACTACTCCTATTGATATATGCTCGGGAGTGCCAGCAAGATATTTAAAGACAAGCCGTTTGGCTTCCTTAAATACCTTGGTGGAATGACGTAATGACGTGTAGTACCATGTATGATGAAAGTAAAGCACCATAGCTATGACACACCACGCTATCTGCGAGGAAAACTGGTGGAGGAATATAACAGATTGCATTATCGAAAAACAACGTACCAAGTAACCAACTGCATCATTTATCTTAGTGTTTGGAGATAAAGGACACTTACCAGAATCTTTAGGCTGAGACGCCTTAAGATCTGTTAAAGTCGCTATGGAAGGATGGACAAATGCAGCCCAGCTATATACATCTGTTTGAATAAGGGGGTATAAAAGGCGTTTCTGCCTTGATAACCAACGAGTTGAAATAGAAGATATAATCCGCGGGGGGAATTTTGTTTTATCTGATCCAGGGTGATAGAGTGTTCTAAGCTCCTTACGTACGGAAACACAGGAAGACTGGAGTTTCTGGTATGCAATAGCATCCAGATACATAGCTATCCCTTTATTGGACGGGTCTTCGACTACATAGTCAGCCCGCTGAAGAAGAGACTTCTTAACCAATATCCCATCGACGAGAACATCGTCGGGATTGGCAGCTGAAATCCCACCTTCCTGCTTCGACGAAACACGAGAATAAATCTTTGCAGCATATTCATACTGGTCTTTGTATTTCGAATCTGTAAGAAATCCAGCAGGCACATTGTCTCGCTTTTCCCAAACAAGAAGAGCGATACGTTGTGTGATTGCAGATAAACTGCTCCATTCTAGATCGGAGATCGGAGTGAAGCCTGCCTTTTGAGATTCAGAATTGAAATTTTCTGAATCTGAAGACTTATCAGAAAGCTGGTAGGTCGAAGAGGTTGAGAAGTTATGTATATTTCCAGTACTGTGAGGAACCCCTATGTAAGGGGCAACAAAAGTACTAGATATATAAGAGGTAATAAATACAAGAGAAGTTAAAGTTAAGGGAAATTTTCCTGGAGCGATGCTTCTTAAGTTAGTCATATCTAATATTAAGTAGTGGAAAACCACTATTTTAATAGGTGAGATTACTCAACAGACATGAGGTTCTCGTAAGAATGCGAGAGAAAAAGAGACATTTCATCTCTAGATCTTGCCTTGCCTTACAGTCCCTTACTCCCGGACGTTACTCAGTCGCCCGATATAGACCTGAGGGCTTTGGGGAAACCATGTAGCTATTAAATGCTCTTAGGTAACCTTGCCACCATCTCTCACTATATTGGGAAGTCCTTTCACACCTAGGTTTTCACACCTAGGGTATAAGTAGGTCTATTTTTGGGGTGCAGATGCCTTAACTCCTGCATGCAACAAATGTAATTTGCCGAAAAGTCATCCTTGTAAGCCTAACTCGGAAAAGAGGCGATAATCCAGGTGATCCTGGTCTTATGCATCTAAGCGTAAGTATAGACTGTTTGATTCAGAC